CTTCAACGTCCTGATTACAATGGGCGAGTTTCATAAGACATGTGAGATGATTGCCTATTCCGCTCGTAGGCTTGCCTACGGCGGTATGGCTTTGCGCAGACTGGACTTTCGGACTTTACGTCGAACGTTCGGGATGCCAAACAAGACCTTGAAGTACCGCGGACCACCTACAGACTTAGTGGGTGTGAAAGGGGTACCAAAGGACTTGAGTCAGATCTGGTTAGAGTATTCGTACGGATGGCGTCCTCTCATAAAGGACATCTACGACGGGGCGCAGAAGCTCTCGGATTACGTCAACCGCCCGCAGCTCAAACGGTATGTCGCACGCCTTAGAGTTAAAGGCTATGCAAACCTACCGAATAGAGTTTACGGTGGACCTGGCGTATATTCGAGGGGGCAACTGATTGCCTTCGTCGAGTCAAGTTCCTCTGAGCCGTATCTACCGGGCGTTATGAACCCGGCAGCGGCGGCTTGGGACTTACTTCCGTACTCGTTCGTGATTGACTGGTTCCTTCCAGTTAGCACGTACTTGAATACTATGGGCCTTAACGCGGTTCCTGGCCTTAAGTGGCTAGTCAAATCGCGCAAAGATGTCGCAGACCTTCGGGGTTGTTACCCGACGTCAAAGCGCATCCGGCCCATCTCTGGGTTCGACGCGTATCGTTTCAAGCAGCTCATTGTAACACGAACTGTCGGAACAACGTGGAACATCCCAGTGCCGAAGATGGCTAAGCTGCAAGACGTTGCGTCGGTAAGACGCGCGATCAGTGCAGCCGCTCTCCTTATCAGTGCCTTCGGGCAGAACAAGAGGTAGGATCCCCTATCTCTTAACTTACTTGGAGTAAGAAAATGTCAGCACAAGCTAACATTGTCGCCTTCGATGGCGCACCTACGCCCGCTAGTCATACCTTGGTTCCGGTCCGCGCAGCTGTCGACCCAAAAACCGGCGAAATTCAAGCCGTTTGGAGGGAAGCACTTGCGACGGTCCCGGTCTACGCCCAGATTCGCTTCACAACTTCGTTGAAGCGGCTGGCGAATGGTATCTACCGGGTGGCACGTATCACGGAAGTTCCAGTAATGGAGTCTGTGTCCGGCCAAAATGCGGCGGGTTACACCGCCGTACCCAAAGTTGCTTACACTAACACTGAGCAACACGTCGGCTACTTCTCAGAGCGGTCCACGATCGCTGAGCGGCGTCTCGTCCGTCAACTTGCCCTTAACATCGGGGGCAATGTGACGACGAGCGTCGCCCCAGTGACCACTGGCTTCGCACCTGAGGTTGTAGACCAGCTGGTTTCCGCCTCTTAACATCGAGGTTGAACCGCTGATTCCTGTTTCTTCCATGCCTCACCTTGCTGGAGAGGCACCCATTTAGGGGAATATTATGTCAACGACAGTTTTTGAAATGTACAGCACAGAGGTACCGCCCCATGTCTTCGTGGTCGGCGCCGAGGACAGCGAAGCTTACCGAGAGCAGATCGAGGAGACCGTAAAAACGATCTTCATGATACCCTCTCCGAAGTATCGTAGTCCTAACGATGTTCGAACCATTAAGAAAATAAAGGAGTACTTCCATGTCTGTGAACTTCTCGGCCGTCTTGACACGAGTTGCCTCGATTTTTGGGGCACGCTCGTTCTGGAAGACTTTGGCATCCCTGTTGAAGGGAACGAGCCGCGGCGCGATGAAAGGAGGAATGATTATCCTACTAGTCGCGTGCGTATCGTATTCCGCTTTATCAGGGAATACCGAGATGGTGCGCCAATTACTGGAGGGTCTAGTCGACCTTCAGTGACAAGCGCTAACGACGCCCAGTTTCTGAAAGACGAAGCTGGTGTCGTACTCGGTCAGGGCGATCTTCAGAGAATTTTCTGATGAGCGCCCCAGAGCCAAAGCAGGCTGACGCTGCTGCTCCATGTTCGTGGATTAGCAGTTGGGGGCTGGACGATAGTCTCGCATTACTTCGCGAGCTAGCCAGTGACCACCTCTCAGAATGCCCAGTTTACGGCCATTCTGTACTCACTCTACTCCGCGAAAGCAAGTGGAGTGAGCTGGTGGACTTCCAGATTGACTACGACCGCATCTCCGTCAATGAGGCATTGAACTTGAGGCAGGCTCTCGGCTTCTTTCAGAAGCTGGGGGAACTTCCTCTCGGTCGTGACCTTAAGACGGAAGCGTGGTCAAAGTTTCTGGAATCCGAACGCGCGTGCAAGCAAACAAACGACCTCTTCCGAATGTGGACTCGTGGCTCGATTTCATTTCGACCACGTGACGTGGTGAGGATGTTCCTCGCTCGTCAGAAAATAGCCCGCGTTCTGGGGTCGCCGCCTTCATGGGCGGACTTGCAAATGCGTCACGGACCTGGTGCTACGGTACGGACGAAAAAGTCCAATGCCAGCTGGCAAAGAAAGTTTGCTACTGGTATGTCGTGTAGTGCTGAACTGTTCCACTCGGGACACCTACCAAGCGTGTTCAGAGAGTTACCGCACTGGACAGCAGCCTTTATGTCGTGGTACATCTGCGACGAGGGCTGGTTGTGCGGGAGCGTTCCCGTTGAAGTTGACACGGGGCGCTTACAGTTCGTGCCCAAGAGCGCGAAGTCACTCCGCTCCATCGTAGTAGAGCCTGTGCTGAACGTATTTATCCAGCAAGGCCTGCTGCAGTGGATGGAGAGACGGTTGTATCGCGCTGGAATCAATCTCCGCGATCAGTCTATCAACAAAGACCGAGCGCGCGTTGGTTCCATCGATGGGTCTGTTGCTACCATCGATCTCAGTAGTGCCTCTGACACCGTCAGCATAGAACTTGTCCGGTTCTTGCTCCCTCCTGAGTGGTTCGACATATTATCGTCGACCCGGACGGGGGTGGTTGTTTACGGTGATGTTCCGGTTACCCTCGAGAAGTTCTCTTCGATGGGGAATAGTTACACGTTCCCTCTCGAGAGTCTTATCTTCTGGGCCTTGTGCACGACCATCGACACCAGCACAACTGTGTATGGTGATGATATCGTGTGCAAAACGGAGCATTACGCTGATATCGCTGAGCTGCTCTCCTTGTGTGGCTTTTCCGTGAACATGGAAAAGTCATTTTGGGACGGGCCGTTTCGCGAATCATGCGGAGGCGACTACTTAAAGGGTATTGACATCAGGCCTTACTACCAAAAGCAC